CATTGGTTCTATTTTTTGACCATATGTACTACAATAAGCGTATTTTAATAAATAAACGACATTATCGATAAGGGTTTTTATTTTTGGATCCGAATCATATATTTTTTTAATAAAACCCATTGCTTTTTCTTTTTGTGTTGCATAAGTATTGATAACTTTAAAACATTTTTCATATACATTATTGGTTTCTAGTTTTTGCATTATTGTTTCTTTTGTTTTTGTTTTCGTTTTTTCGATATTTTCTATAATAATATTTTTAAAAAAATCCATAGTAAGAGTTATTTTCTGAATAAATGGTAGATTATCTAACATGATAATATATATACAAAGTATTTTTTATATATTTTTTTATAAATATAAAAATATCATTATTATATATACAATGAAATTACAACATGGACTCTTTATTTTTCATCGTGATTTTAGAATCACTGACAACATAGGTCTTATAGAAGCTTCGAAAAAATGTGAAAAATTATATGTTTGTTTTATTTTTACACCAGACCAAGTTAGTTCATCTAATCAATACAAAAGTGATAATGCTATTCAATTCATGATTGAAAGTTTGGTAGAATTACAACATGATATAGCACGCCATGGTGGAGAACTGATGACATTTTATGGTAATCAGCAAACAATATTAAAAAAACTAGTCAAAAGCCTCGACATAAATGGTGTGTATTTCAATAAAGATTATACTCCCTATTCTGTTGATCGGGATGAAAAAACAATGAAAATATGTGAATCTAATCACATAAATTGTGAAATGTTCTCGGATTATTATTTATATGAACCTGGAACAATCAAAAGTGGGAAAGCGGCATATAAAAAATATACTCCATTTTATACAAATGTTTTACATAAGGCGGTCGATAAACCTCACACCACAAAAATCAATAATTTTACGAAAACTACTATCAAATTAGATCACAAAATTAGTCTGGACCAAGCATTCGACCGTTTTACAAAAAAGAACGATCAAATACTGGTGCATGGTGGTAGAAGCTTGGCTTTACAACGATTAAAAACAGCGATTCGAGAACAAAAAAAATATGATGAAAAACGCGATTTTTTCATAGAAAATACGACTTTTTTGTCGGCTTATATAAAATTCGGTTGTGTTTCTATACGTGAAGTCTATCATGCTTTTAAACATGCTTTTGGATTGGGACATGGGCTTATTCGTGAACTTATTTGGCGTGAATTTTTTGCACATGTTCTCTATGCATATCCAGAAGTAGTTGGAAAATCCTATCAACCAAGATATCAACATATTCAATGGCATAATAGTTCTGCCAATTTGAAAAAATGGCAAAATGGTCTCACCGGATTCCCAATTATTGACGCTTCTATGAGACAATTGAATGCAACTGGTTATATGCATAATCGTGGGCGTATGACTGTAGCTAGTTTTTTAATAAAGACCCTTCTTATGGATTGGAGATTGGGTGAAAAATATTTCGCTCAAAAATTGACGGATTATGATATTGCATCCAATAATGGAAATTGGCAAGGTATTAGTGGAACCGGGGTTGATATGAAACCCTATTTTCGTGATATGAATCCTTGGATACAGCAAGAAAAATTCGATAAAAATGCGGAATTCATCAAAAAGTGGGTTCCGGAACTAAAAGACGTCGAACCAGCGGATATTCATAAATGGAATACCGCTAATAGTGATCCGAAATACAAAGGCGTCAAATATCCAAAACCAATAATTGATTATTTTGAACAAAAGACGAAAATGCTTAGCATGTATAAAAATGCTGGCTAACAATTTATTCAATCAATTCAAACAATCAAAAACGCGTTCTCAATCAATTTTATTGAATAAAAAATTGAACGAAAAATTGGACGAATAAAAGTATGATATTAATAACAACCAAACTGTCTGATCTATCTACTTAATTTACTAACTTTTATAATCAATACTAATAATACTTTTTGATCAATACTAATAATATTAAAATGAATCAAAATAACATTAACATTAAGATTTATTCCAGTCTTTCTAATGGAGACCAAGATAATGTTATATATCACTGGGCTTCTCTTACTCATGAAAATTTTAAAACTTATACCGATATTATAAAAAGACTTTCCAAAACTGAAGAAGAAATTCAAGAAATTATTAGTTCAAAGCAACCACCACTCACAATGAGTGACTTAAAAACAGATTCTAAAAATAATCAGCCGGTCGATGAGCCAGTGTTACCTCCTGCTACAGTAACACTTCGCCGTTTAACTGATTTAGATCTACAAAGACTTAATCAATTAAGTTCTGCTGATCGTCGCAGAGAAATTTCAAAACTGAATCTTAATGATCGCGATCATGATAATTTAATACACAAGTTATGGCGTTTACGTAATGCTGATCGTGTACGTTCTAACTCAAGACGTGCATACCAAAAAAAGCGTGGCGCTGTGTTGAATGAAATAATGATGACTATAGATGATATGCTTTTGTAAATATAAAAATATAAATACTAAAATATAAAAAAATACCCTTTGTGGGTATTTTTTTATTACTATTGGTCTATATGTCCAATGAAATAGTATTCTTAGCTGAATTATTTTTCTTACGGTTCGATCGTTTTGGCATGTTACTATTTTGAATATCTTTCAAAGAACTAATTGAAACCATCGAATCATCCTCCGTATTTGTCGTTTCTTGTATATTTATATTACGTGTTTTTAAACCAGACAAGATATTATCAATATCACTAGTTTGAGGGCCTCTCATTTCAGGACGTTGTTGAGGTTGCATTTGAGGCTGTGGTGGTAAGTTCATTTGTCTAATACTACGATCTGGTTGATTTACATCACGGAAACTATTGTTGATTTCTACACCTTGTTCATAAAACATAGTTGATCCTCGGCCAGCATTTAAATCCGGCCTATTTGAAGGAGTTTCTGTGTAATTCAAATTTGTACCAGGTCGTTGTGGTGGTGGTTGTGATTTAGTTTCAACTGGACCTGGTGGTGGAGGTCCTCTAGGACGAGTATTTTCTTGCATAAGATTACTAGCCATTTGAAAGCCAGGTGAATTTTTTCCCATAACGTTGACAGTTGCATCAGTGAACATTTTCATCAATTCAGGACTTTGTTTAATAACATCATTGAATGCTGGTGTAGCACTAGAAAGAGCCTTGTTTGAGAAGTTCAATACAGCAGCACTAAAAACTACTCTCAATAAAAGTGAAATTTCGGGAGCTAATTTACCACCCTTGTATTTATCATATAATTCGGCAAAAATTTCCTCATAACTATCGATATCTTCACTAACTTGCTCTCCCCAACCATCCAAATTCAAATCAAAAGGATTGAATGCAGCATTTGCATATTCCATAGAATTAACAAAAGTCATAAACCACCAACCCTGTAATTTAACACTATCCTTTCTACGTTTATCTTCCATTGCGGATTCATATTCATCTTCGACTTCAGCAAAATCAGAATCCATATTGAAATGAGAATTATGTTTTGTCAATCCTTTTTCATACCACTCTTCCATTTTTTTGATCATCATACGTTGTTTACGTCTACGGTCTCTATCACTAAGTTTAGATGATGAAGATCCTGAATACGAAGGAGCAGGTGCTGGTGCAGATGAAGACGACGAAAAAAAATTACCAATGCCTCCGCCAATATTATTCAAAGGAATATCAGTCATTTTTGAAAAACCATCCCATGTTTTATTATTACCAACACTTTCACGGGTTGCATTTCCTAAATTAGAATCATTCTTTTCTTCTTCGATGTTCAAAGATACTTTTTTAGAAGATTCAGTAGGTTCATTACCACCAATTCCAAACATGTTAGATGCAAAATTTACAAATGAACTACTTGTGTTTGCATTAATATTTTTAGAAGAATTACCTGTAAGCTCATTCAATTCATTCTCTAAAGAATCAAGTTCACCTAAATTTAAATTTATTGAAGAAGATGACTTTTTTTTATCATTCATTAATAACTCAATTCCACCTCCAAAACTTACACTAGGTTTACTTGATGGTTCATTTAAATTTAAAGAAACTGGTTCTAAATCATTAATACCAAGATCAATAATTTCCATTTATGATAATTATACAATTTTTATTTTTAAATCCTCCGCGTATATTATTATATTTTTTTGTTTTAAATACCATAATCCTTGTAAAAAACAATCGGCTAAATCATCCTTCTTTTTTGTAGCTAAAGATCCACACCATTGGGTTAGAAATTCATTTTTTAATAATATTCGAGAACAATAAGATACACCGTCCATTTTATGTTTTTTGTAATCTGGAATTTTAATATTTTTTTCAAGACTATTTTCCGTTGTTTTTTCAACGGGTTTCATTGTATTTTCTAAAATGTTCTCATTGGTCTTATTTTTTTTTATATCAAATTGTTTCAATTTGTTAGAAGAAGAAACAAAATCGATAACAATGTTCTCATCTCTAATAATAAAATATTGTGCCAACATTCCTTGAATTGTTTTCATCCGATTTGCGATCGGTGATATTTGATTTTCTATAATTACATTCGTGATATCGACGGGTTCGAGAACATGGTTCAATGAATTCTTCATATTTTTACCTATTTTTATTAGATCGGTGTCGTTCGCGGTTTTCGATTTTTTTTTGACTATGGGTTCTAATGATTGTTTTTTCAAAAATTCATCGATTTTATCTATTATTTCGCCTTTTTTTAGTGTTTTTGTAATGTTCTCAACATCCATAAATAAAAGATGGGAATTTCCTAATTTTATAAGTTCATCAACTTTCATTTTCTTCAAATTCAAGGATTTTTTTGGAATCAAAAACGGAGAACTTTTGGCATGTTTTTCACAATAATAAAGATTATTTTTATGATATTTTGCATTCGAAGTACAATTAGTGGCAGGTGCCTTTTTGGATTTTGGAATGTTTTTACAAGAACATTTCGGTTCTGGTTCTTCTATATCCATCAAATTGAGAACATTCCAATCACTTATAGAAACATTATTAGAAGCATCGATGCAAAAAATACAATATGCCATGTTTTTGATGCCGATGTCAAAACTTATTAGATTCATTGTTCTCGATTTTGTAAATAAAAAATATAAAATCTCAATATCTTATATTTTTATTTTGATAACGAATCTACATATCAAATTTATTGGGACATTTTTCCTAATAATTTATCTTGTGTAATAACAGGTGATATCTTACGTGATTCTAATTGTTCTCTAGATAAATAGATTTGTTTCAAATCACTAGATGCATAACCAAAAGGTTTTGTATTATCTAATCCAGATGTAAACATATAAGGTGCTTTATGTGGTCCATTTACAACAATTGATTGTATAGATGGTACATCAATAGGACGTTTATAATAACCAGTATCGTTAGCAGATTCGTTGAAATTATATTCCATGATTTGTTTTGCATTTTTCTGTAAATACTGACGGTATTCCCAATTTGATTTTATGTTATTTGTTTCAATGAGCTCTGCATTGATAATCGTTTCTGGTTGCCAACTAGCAACAATAGAACGTCCATCACTCATTAATGGTGGGAATTTTGAGTATTTATTATTAGTATTATACCCTAAGGAAGAAGCAGGAATTGTTTCTTTTACAAAAGGACATCCACAATTAACATTAACAGGTGAATTTGAAAACATTGGATTATATATTATAAAGTATATAATATATAATTATGCAATATGCTAAAGTATTTTTTATTCTTCTATATTTTCTAATAGTTTCAAAAGATCATGTTTCTTCAATTTACTAGCGTCACTACATAAACCCTTTGATATAACCAAAGTTTTCAAAGCAGTCAATGACATTTTTTTATAAACTTCTTTTTCTGCTTCTTTTTTATCTTGTTCCTTTACTGATTCGGTTTCTTCAGTTGGTTCAATAATATATTCATCATCTAATGGCATTATTTTTTCAACATTAATATTTTCTATATTTACAGGGTCTAACGGTTCAGTTTCAGATGAATCTACATCTACATCAACATCAACATAATTGTTTTCAGTTATTTCTTCTACTGATAATTCGGTTATTTCATTTGGTTCTTTGATATTTACATTAATAATTTTAATACTGTCTCCGTCTTCATGATCATTTTCATCGTCTTCATCTTCGTCGTCTTCTTCATCTTCGTCGTCTTCATCTTCATCTTCGTCGTCTTCATCGTTGTCTTCGTCGTCTTCATCTTCATCATCGACTTCTTCGATTTCATTTTTGTAATCATTTTTACTAATATTCATTGTTTCATTTATAAAATGTTGTATTTCTGGAATGGATTTAGATAATGGATTATATACATTCATAAAAGGAACATTATTTTGCATACGTATGGTGTTTAATTGTTTTACTATATCATTTATTATTTCAAACATAGTATCACATTTATGTTCTAATCCAGAAACACGTTGTTTGAAATGATATACTAATAATAATACAAGAACAAACGTAATTCCTAAACTAATAAAGAAAAATGTTTCAATAAAATTAAAAAAGGCCATTTTAATATAATAAAAGAATATATAAATATAAAGCGAACGAAAGCTCTAAATACATTTTTTATTATTATTCATTTGTAAAAAATAAAATCATATAATATAGTATTAATAAATTTAGAAATGGATAATACAATAGAAAATAGTCTTCCTAAACCAACAATAAATAATACAAATGATATGTTTAGTAATAAAAATACTATTATAATGTTGTTAATTTTTTTACTTATTTTATCATTTTTAGGAATAAATTTATTAAATATTTCTGGCGATATTGTTCAACGTATTTCAAATATATTTGGGCCAGTTTTCGTGAATTTTTTATCATTATTTGGGTATACTACAGGAACTGTTATAAATAAAACAGCAGATGTTGTAGCTGACGCAAGTAAAACAGGCATTGATATAGCTGAAGGAACGGCACAATCTGTTGGTGGTTTATTTTTAAAAGCCAGTCAAAATTTGTCAAATCAACCATCTGAAGAAAAACCACAACCACAACAACAACCTGAATTGAAAAAAGAAAAAAAACCTGATCCACAACCCGATACAACGAAAAACCCAATACAAAAACCAATATCATCTATAAAAGCAAGATGGTGTTTAGTTGGTGAGTATGAAGGACGTAGAGGTTGTATTGCAATAAATGAACATGATAAATGTTTATCCGGACAAGTATTCCCTACCCAACAAATGTGTTTGAATCCAACTTATACATCTAATATGCCATCGTTAAAGCCTATGAAGGTCTAATTAGTAATTACTTTTTAATATAGGTTCAATATACGGATCATTTGAAATACCACTATTAATAATACAATTATATGGATTTGTATTATTGAATGGTTTACCACCACTCGTAATAATATCATTATATAATTCTTTTGTCAAATTAGTATACATATATATATTTGTATTATTAATAATACTAGGATTAGATATATTTGAAGATGATATCAATGAATTAAAACTTAATTTTATATCATATATAAAACCTGGTTCTGTATATAAATTGATATTTGATATTTTCAAAATTCCTGCATAAATAAATGCAGAAAATGAAAAAGGATTTGAAGATGACGGAGGAGATAATGTCAAATTGATAGGTGTATTCATTGTATTAAATTGATATATAGGGGGATCGTTAATTACTAACGTTTGTTGACCACTATAATAAGTAATTAAAGAAATAGAAGATAATAATATTTGTAGATTATATGGTGGTGATTTATTAATATTGCTTCCATTAATATGAAATGCTATTGGTGTTTCTATGGAAAAATTATGGATAGGTTTATTCTCATTGTTTTCAATATATAATTTAACTATCGTTGATTCATTATTCAATTGTATAGCATTATTATCAACGAAATTATAATTATAGTTAATTACTTCTGTTGTGTTATCTACTGCATAAGCAGCAATATTTGATGCAAAATTATACAATGGAACAGTATTATCATTATACAAAACAGTTATTGGTCCAGGAACATCACATGAACTAGATAATGTTGGTAAAGTTAAATCATTCGGACAATTTACTATCTTATTATTTTTTGCATTTGCGAATTTAGCCCATTTTTCTTTTCTAGTCAAATTATTAGTTTGTGAACTAGAAGTATTGCTACTATATCGTAATATTTCAGCCTTTCTTCTCATATTCAATTGAAATTGAGTATATAGTGGATATGGAGAAATAGGAGTATATCTAGGTAATGGCTTATTAAAAAGTTGTAATTGTCGTCTTTGATCACATATAGATGTTAAATTTAATATACCAGACATTTTATGATATAATAATATAATATTATATCATATTTTTAATTATTATACCATGAATTTGATATATAAGAGTAATCTCCTCCTTTTGCTGCTGAAGCTGTTGTTAAACTATAGGTATTAGTATTTGGTCCATATGTAACAATGCCATTTATTTCAAAAACATTCATTGCATAACTATAATATCGAAGATTTGAAAGTTTTCCAATAAAACCTCCATTTTGAGCATAATTAATATCACTATAATTTTGTTTTGGAACATTATTCATAACATAACGGTTTGCTATTATACCATTGATATATAAATCCATGATAGTATTTTGAACACGAACAGCTGTATGAAACCATTTACGAATAGGTATATTACTTATATCAACAATAGCAGAGTCATTAGAAACTACAGAATCCATAATAATACGTAAACCATTATTACCTGGAGAAATATATACACCAGGACTGTTATTTACTTTTGCTATTCCAGATATAGAACTAAAATTTGTATCTCCTTTATTAAATACATGTTGATATGTTGTAGAGCTACTATTAATATCACTTAAATATATCCAAAATGACCAAGTAAATTCTAATCCAGTTGTACGATTATTTGAACGAATTATTTCAATAGAATTGGTATTTTTTGGATCTTGAGTAATAATTTTACTATCATTACCATCAATCATTCCTTTTATTATATATGGGTTTGCAGGTGATGATAAAAAATATGTGATTAATAATATTCCTAAAGATGATAAAAATACAAATAGAATAATTGCTAATAATAAAAATGCGAATTTGGCAAATATAGTATTTGATTGTAAAAATTCAGTAGATGCACCAATTCCTGCTTCTGTTTTTTCAGAAAAAGCGGTTACAGATGAATTTACATTTTCTTTCAAATCACCTATTGTATTACCCAATGATTCTCCAACATTTTTGAATTGTTCTGGCATTTTGATTTCAGGTATTTGTGGTAGTTGATTCATATTGTAATATATTAATAATAGTATATATTATAATAATAAAAATAATACCATCTAAAATAATTGTATTTTATTACTTTCAACATTATTTTTTAATACCTGCAAGTTCATACCATAGTTACCTAAAGAACTCAATAAAGGAAGACTACCATTACCATCCATATAATAATTCCATACAGTTTGTGGATCTACAGGTCCAGAACTCCATTGTTTAAATTTTGTTATATATGCATCCCAATTAGATAAAGTATTACTATTAGAATCTAAACTTTTATAAGCAGTTAATTCACTATTACCAACAAATATTAGAGTATTTTCATCTGGTGGCACTTTAGGTATAATAGTAGTTCCATTACTATTAGTAGAATAGAATCTTTTAGATTGAATTAGTTTACCATCTAAATATGCATCTACAAATTGATTATCTACACTAATAACAATATTAACCCATTTTTGTAACGGAAAATTATCAGTAATTGTCAAACTTTGAGTAGTATTAGTAATATCAGACATATTCAACTTACATATTAATGTAGGAGTACTTTTATCTAAATATAATATCAAATTATCTGCTCTACTGAATACAACATGGTATATATTCGAATTCCATGTATTTATATAAAGCCATATGCCATATGCATATCTTGTAGCCTGTGGGTTATATATTTTCATACCAGAAACTTGATAATTTAAATTTGCTTGAGATTGTAAACTTTTTGATGTATTTGTAAAAAATTTATATAATATATAAACTAAAAATACAATAATAACGCCTAAAATAATAACGACTGTATTCATTATAAAATAGTAATATAAAATATATTTTTGAAATTATTGTACTAATGTTGGAGGATTTTTCATCATTAATAAATTATAGGAATTTATTATTTGTGATTTAGTAAGTGGTTCTATATAATAATTTATATTACAAATAGCACCATTTAAACCTTCTTGTGTACCTATTGTAATATCATCACTAGCTAAATAAGTAGGCATATTATTTTCAAATATATATGTTTTTTCTAAATTACCATTTATAAATAAATCTACTTTATCTGAATAATAATTGAAAACAATATAATTCCATTTTTGTCCTGGTAATGTCATTTTTACACTAGATTCTTTAATTGTAGAATTAGTAAAATAAAATATATATTTGTCTTTCATATTATCTGTTGTTATGTCATTATAATATGTTATTCTTGGTTTTCCATTACCATAATTGAATATTTCAGTCTCTTTTGAATAAGACATGTTATTTGGAGGTTGATTATTTAAATAAATCCACATGGAAATAGAATAACGTTTTCTATAAGAATATGTTTCTTTATTTTCTAATGATTGAGTCATATTTATTTTTTTGAATGAATTAGAGTTATTACTAGCAATAGGATCTTTTATTCGTAAATCATAATTATTACCAATAGTAGACTTTATATCTAAAAATGCACTTTTTTGTAATAAAACAATATTTTTTGTTGTTTTTGAAATAAAATAATTAATGATAATATTTGAATATAAATAAGTTAATATTAATAATACTTCGATTATAAATAAAATATAAACTGTTAAAGAAGTCATACGATATTCCTTGAGAATGTATTTAAAAAAATCAATAATTAAACATGGAATATAAAAAATAAAATAAACTAAAAATCCACTGAAATTATTCAATGATTTAAAATAATTACCAAAAATATAAAAAAATAATGCTAATCCAAATATTATAATAAAAAATAATATGAAATTCAATGCGTAAGATACAAATGTAAATGTATCTTCGTTTAGAGAAGAATAAGAATAGATAACAGATATCAATAATATACCAAAAATACCAATTAAAAACATATTAAATATTGGTACATTTTGATTACCAATTGGTATTAAAAAGCTAAATATTATTATAAGAGGAATAATAGCGGTTAGTATGTATATATATCTTCTATTTGTAAATGCGTTATTATCAAATGTCGCCATATACAAAATTACACCAGCTAAAAAAATAAAAAAATAAAGAATACCATATATAAAAAGTTCTGATTGTGATTCTTTTATTGTTTTTATAAAAGTACCATATACAATTGAAATAGTATCTGTATTGTTAATAATTAATAAAAAAATTAAAAAAAAAGATGGTATAAAAATTAATAATTTATTTAATTTTATTTCATTAGGATTAATTACGTTTGTTATAATTAAATTGATGTATATTATGCACATCAATAATACAGATGTAATAATTTTTATATTAAAATTAGCAGTAGTTGATACACCGTTAGAAGTCTTCAATAATTTTATTATATCGACATTTGAAAATACGTTTAATAATAAAATTAAAATTGGCAATGCAATCGTTGTGCATGAAATTATTGTAACATAGTCTTCTTTGTTTTTTTTATCAGTTATCGATTTACCAATAAAAACTAATAATAAAACAGAAATAATAATAAAGCTAGATATATACAATAAATATGAATTTGCAATACCCATAGTATTACCTGTGTCGAAAGAAAACAGATAAAAAAAGAAAAAAATGGGGAAAAAAAACATAAGAATCACATAACTCGATATAAATGCATGATCATTTAATATATTTGTACTCATTTTATAAATATTTATTTAATATATAGATAGAATTAAATAAATATTATTTTTATAATAATAGTTTTATAGATTTTCAATAGTGGTTTTTTTACCATGGCATTCTCTACATAATGCTACTAAATTATCTATATGATTACTTCCACCATATTCTAATCGTTTTATATGATCAACTTCAAACCATGCGTTCAATTGGGTTTGACAATCACCACATTTCCAATTCTGCCTAGATGCTACAAATTTCTTTTTTGTTTCACTTACAGAACGTTTTGTTGCTTTTTTACCAGAGTTTGCAAGACGATTTTCGGCTGCATTTTGCATTGGTGATCTAACTGCAGGCATAGGTATTATAGGATAATTATAATTATCATATTCGCCACCATCGACACTTCTATATTGATCATTTACGAAATTATGTTTTGTTGTGAAATCTAAAATAGGAGATATAATACTCGATGTTCCTTTATCAATTGGTAAATATTTTATATAATCATTCGTAGTCGCCATAATATCATGTGCTCTTGCTGGATTTCGTTTTATTAATATATATATCATAAGTGCTACGAAAGCGATTCCAGCCATTTGATAATATTTTTTACCAGATTGTAACATTTTCATATATTTACCATCTGTATATATGTTTGCCATTAAAAATGCTGCTATAATAAATATAAGAATTTCAATACGCATATTTATATGTGATTCTAATTATATTATAACGAGAAAAGTTCATTGATTATAATAAACAATAATCAATCCAAGCAAAATCAAAATAATAACCATAATAAGATAATGTTTTCGCATTTTTATTTTTTCACCCAAATAAATGGGCTTTGGTTTATATTGGTCTCGATATATTTCTAAAGCTAATGGTAATGGTATTTCTGGTTTTCCTAATAATACATTGTATTTATTGTGAATAAAATGTGTCCATCGAACAAATGAATCACGATTATCTAAATAAGGTGTTACTGGGTATTTATCTAACAATCGACTAAATTTATCTCCCATTTCTGGAACAGGTATAAATAATGGTATATTTTGTATAAAATCATAGTATTTTCGCTTGGTTACATCATTTGGATTCATTGGATATGACTCGGCTACCGTATGTATAAAAAACCAATAATGTGGTCCCCAGACAGATGGATCAAAATGCATTTTAATTATAAATATATAAAGATAATCGAATATAATAAAATAGGAAAATCGAAACAATAATAATAAAAAATGAATGAATCATATTGTAATAATTGTGGAAAACAAGGACATTTATATCATCAATGTAAAATGCCAATTACTAGCATCGGATTAATTACTTTTCGCATTTATCAAGATGAAATACAATATTTAATGATTTGTCGTAAAGATACTTTAGGATATATTGATTTTATTAGGGGTAAATATTCGATTTTTAACAAAGATTTTATATTAAATATGCTAAAACAAATGACTATTGAAGAAAAAACAAAATTAAAAACACTTAGTTTCGATGAATTATGGATAGGATTATGGGGAACAAAATCTGTTTCTTCACAGTATAAATCAGAAGAAGTAGTCTCTTATGAAAAAATTAATTCATTACGAAATGGTATGACAGTGAAAAATGAGTTTTATAATTTGGATTCATTAATAGAAGAAAGTAATAAATACCAATTGTGGCAAGAACCTGAATGGGGATTTCCAAAAGGTCGCAGGAATTATCAAGAAAAAGATTTTGAATGTGCTTTACG